GACTACATATCACCAATATGCCATTTGCTTTTATTCTTTTTGATTCACCTTTATGTAACGAAAATGATTCACTAGTAAAACCATTGATAATCTTATTTATCTCTAACAGTCCTTCCAGAGCATAAATTTATGATCACAATGTTATAATTTGTTACATAGTTGCTACATCAGTCAAAGTTAAACCATTCAAAACGCTTGCAGGATGTGCTTCTACCGTAATTGAAGGAATATTTATATATTTGCTAGCTCCTATAATTGATACGCAATAATTTATGTTATTTAAAGTTTTGTTATGTATGTATAAATTGTAATCAGAATCCTCTTTAACAAACATGTTGCCGTTTCCAGACATAGAGCATTTATGCCCTCCTTTCTTTACCGGGTAATATACTGCTAAGTCGATTTTTTTAAAATATCCATTTTCGTATACTGTCACCGTTAGTAGAGTATAATAATATTGTTTTAATTTCGTAGGCTTAATGCAAATAACAGGCCCTTCGCCAACGTATGCTATACACATATTCATGGATGCTAATCCTTTTGTTTCATTTGTTGCAAGTGGAAGAAGTCCTTCCAGTACTGAGGCATTGGCTTTCAACGCCTCACTTAATTCCATCTTTTCCATAATATTTTTTATTTACCAGTTTCCAAATTGTTTTTCTTATAATCCTGCCATGAGTCGGCGAGCTGCCCCACCGAAGCGGAAGTGTAGAGGTCAAGTATATGAATCTCGTCATCGGCAAGCTCCACAAGCTCGTTCCGATAGATCTTCTCCGCAAGCACGTGCGCCGGAAGACCGGGCACGTTCCTGTAAATGCCGTCAGCAATATCCTTACGGATATCCGCTATCACCATATCCTGTCTGTCTATCCCCGTGAACAGGGGAAATTTTGTAAAATCAACTTTCATAATATTCTTAATTAAATACTGTTATCCGCAATAAAACATAACCCAATAATTGCCCATACATTTAACGAATCCGGACGCATAATCCAGATCAATGGAGGACATCTCTTTTCCTCCGGGGGCAGGCAGGATGCGCCCGCCTGTCAGTCTTACCCCGCCGCTCATACGTTTGAAGTATATGGTATGTCCCGGAACATCCGGAGGAAGTGTCACTTCTATATTACCCGTATTAATAAACATCACATTGTCATCATTGTTATTCAGGGAAGTGCTGACGGATATGTTCCTCCAGTTCCCCACTATGCCATGAAGAGACACATAACTGTCATTGTTCGGATGAAGGAAAATGTTACCCCCCTCCACGAACAGAGGAATGCTCAGGGTCTTGATGTGCATCCCGATCATGGCATTCGGACTCTGTATGTCAATTCCGGCATCATACGATATCCCTTCGATTGTGACAAATTTCGTGTTCCCTCCGATTTTTACACGTGCAAATGTCCTTTCGTTATAAAACTCTATCTGTCCGGCGGACAGGTTGAAACCGACATGGGAATCCGTCCCCTCATAAAGAGTTTTTGAGGACAACATGCCGGAATCTATGGAAAACGGACCGATACGTCCGCTATCCGCCGTGATTTTTCCGCTGATGTCCACATTGACCGCCCTGATACCGTCCGCATCAATCATGGACGCCTTGATCTTCTCGGTCAGCAACAGCTTGGTGGCGATAAAAGTCCAGCTCTGTGCTACCTCCCAGTATTTTATTTTTCCCGAAGCCACATTCTGTTTGGGGGTTTCCGTCGAAACCGACGTATGCGAACGGATGCACAGGTACAGCAGGTTGTCATAAAGTACAATGTCGTAAAACTGCTGCCCTTGCTTGCCCTCCAGGTAAGACACAGACGCCCCCCATACACGCATACGCATGCGCGCTCCCTTATCTCCCTTGTCACCTTTTGGAGCAAAACTGACCTGTCCGGTTCTAGTCACCAACGGCATATCACCTCCTTATTCCTTGGTTGTGATGGTCCATGCCACGTTGCCTCCTGCCTGCTGGCACATGTCCCAAGTACACGTGCCGGAAGTGGCTGCTGTACCGGAAGTAGACGGGTTAAGGACTACTCCTGCACTGTCCATGAACACGAAATAGAAAGTCATGTCCTTGTACTTGGTGGTACTCCCACGCTTGACCAGAATGGGCTTATAGACCACCGTGTCACCACTTTCCCGGATGGTCTCGTCCTCGGGCGTGGGATTCAGGATCAAATCAAACGGATCGGACGCATCCATTACGGACTGCGTGTCCTGACCGATGAGCTTGCCGCCCTGGTACACCTCCGCCTTGAACACACCTGTCGTGTCAACCATATCGTTGGTGACGGTCAATGTCTGTGTGGTCTTTCCGCTCAGCACGCTCCACGCACCGTTGACCTGGTTGTACCACTTGTACGCCAGTCCGGTAGTGATCTCGTCACTGCCCATGCGCGCTACGGCTTTCAGAATGCAGCTCTGCCCTTTGTCCCGAAGGGTAAAATACTTGTTGTCACCGGCAATGATCGTCACATGCTTTTGGTTTCCGACCCCCTTGGTAATGGGGATGCTATAGACGAACTGGACGGTGTCGCTGGTATTCCCAACGGTCACGGTGGCTTCACCCTTGATGGTACAAGAGGCCGCTCCGCTCGCCTTGACCAGATTCTTGACGATCTGCAATCCGTAGTAATCCGTCGTACCGGGCTGGTAAGGGATAAACTTGAAATGTCCCGTCTCACCGCCAAACGTGTTGGTGGAGACATTGCCCGAGAACTTGATCTCGACATCATTGAAATACCATTTCATGGAGGAAGGAACCACCAGCCCTTCCGCCACCCGCGAAGAGGTGAGAATGAAGGACAAGACGGGCTTGAGCGAAGCGAAATCCGGTGCGATGTTCGTCGGCGCGGACGCTTCGCCCATATACTCCTGATACAGATCTCCCTGGTTACACTGGATGGCAGGCATGTATACGCCGCCCTTTTGCGAAAATATGACCTGTCCGGTCGCGCTGGCCAAACTCATGACGCTCCTCCTTCCCCGGTCGTTTCCGTACTATCCGTGCCTTCGGAGCTTTCGGTGTTGTCCTCCCCCCAAGAGGCAGGTGTGAATACTTCGACGGGATGGTCCGTACCGTCTATCTCTTCTTTCGCCGCCTGCGGGGTCAGGCAGATGCCGCCCGCTTCCTGGCCCCTGTAAAATCCCGTGTCGCCGGGAAAACGTCCCCCGCCCCCCTGCCACAATAATACATTGCCATCCGCTGTCCTGTTGCGGATATCGGTCAGATGCAACCGGTCGGCAACCTCCTTCGTTACTTTAATGTAAAATGCCATACTACTATTGTTTTTAATGTTATCCAAATTTTCTTACTACTACCGCCTTGCCCCCCTGTGTGAGCACCTTGCCGCCTTGTGTCAGCGCCACGTAAGGGCCTCTGTCCTCCACCTCCAGCTTTAACATCATGCCGTTGCTGAAAGGTATCCTGGGAGAGTATCCGTCGGCAACCTTGGCATATCCGGCATCTCCGCTCTTCTTGACGTACCAGTGGCAGTTAAACATGGCGGACGGATTCGGGATAACCCCCATGGTATCCCGAATGACGGGTCTGGGAAAGATGACGTAAGTCCCATCCGGAACACCCGTAGGTACGCCCTCCCAGTCGGCTTCAATCTTCGGAATCCTGCGGCGTATCACCGTAGAGACTGCCGGGTCCGATATGCCCGGGGTTGATGCCGGAGTCCCGGAAGCCGCATAGGTGGCTTTGCAGACAATCGTGATGTCATCACCTATATAATTGCGGTCAATCTTATATACATTCTTGTTCAGTGATACAAACTCCCAGTCGTTGTCACCCGCTCCTGTGGTTATCGCCTCCAGCGCTCCCGTAGACAACAGACGGTACCAGAAGAACTTGCATTTGCCCGTAGCCGTCACGTCCGTGTCGCCTACCATCAGTTTAGCCGTGATGGTCTGTGCGGTGATGTCACGCACCGGGTTCCAGTCCAGCGTGGACGGGCTGTCTATCGTCAATACGGGGATCGCATCCGTACCGTCAACCGCGCGGACAAGACGGCTCATCTGAAAAGTAAACAGCTGTCCGGTACGTGTGTCGGCATATTCCGCGTAAAACTCCAGCGTGACGGGTTTTAGGACGGTGACATTTTTTTTCATTGTGATCTGTCCCTTGCTGTCACCGGACTCCGTAATGCCGTAGCCTGTGTTTGTCGATGTGATAAGTGTGCGTGTGGTTCCGATGCGCTCGTACCACTTCATGTTGGTCAGCCTGGAGTTGACCGCCCCGATTTTAGTCACCGCTTCCGGATCGGTGGCGTTGCACCGCGGAAACAGGACCAGCGGTGTCAGCGTATAGTCCGGAGTGTATTCAGCTTTGTCAGCCTGGTAGACCTGCATGTCCGGCACGCTGCCCACCACCTCGATGTTACAACTGGTTTGTAACAGCCGGTAGTTGATTTCTATTTTTCGTTGCTTTGTTGCCATTGTATAAAACCATTTTAAAATGTTACAAAATTCTCCGCCACTTCAAACTGCTGCCCGTCACGCAATAACGCCTGTGCTTTAAACGTACACACCCGCATGTTGGTATAATTCGGTCCGAGATCATCTATCGTCAGAGGAAGATTTTTCCCGGCGCCGGCACGCTTCACCGCCCATGCGTTATCTTCTGATACATTCCCGGTATCACGCGTCCAGCTCACATCAGCGTCAAGTATATGATCTGTCACGTCACGGTTGTACAGCTTGCCGGTAATATATAACGTTGTGGAAAAAGTCTCGATATCAAAATACCACCCCTTTGTGCTGCCGATCTCTATCGTAAATTCCGGGTTCCCTTCCAGCATCGCCCATCCGGCCGCCGCATATTGCGGTTCGTCGGCTGTTCCCGTCATCAGGCACTTCCATTTGCAGCCGTAGTGCCAAACCGTGTCCGCCCGCTCCTGCGTATTGGTGTAAGGATTGTCAGAGGACGCGACTTCGGCCGACCAAAAGCCACGGTCCACCAGTTCCTGTACGGGCAGTCCCTGCCAGTCCACCCGGTAAAGTTCACCGAAGATGCCGGCACGGGCGAATATGTACGAGTGCTTATAGTTGACGGGGAGATTGTCAAACAAATCCAAATTGGGCAAACGCCCCAATATCATGTAATAGTTGTTCTGTTCCAAGACAGGCTTCGTTACTCCTTCCAGCCAGACAAGACATTTATCCGTGGTGGCGGACAAATACCAGTAGCTTTGCCTGTCCTCATTGAAGGCGTTTCCTCTTCTGGTAATGATCGTCAACTCTGTGGGAGGATAGTTTTTACCGCCCGGCACCTCACTGTCCGGGTATGACAACACCGAGATGGAGTTGGCCGGGACATTCTTGGACAGCACGCGCATCCACGAGGCGTAATACTCCCCCGTTGAAAAGAGGTTGTTTACAATCCCGTACACTATATCACCCTCCTGGAATGCGGTGAAGTCATTCTCCCAGCGCTTGCGCAATTTCAGGGTATAAGTTCCGTCGCTCTCTAAAGCCACGGACTCAATGACTCCGTTCTCGGAATATGAGGTGTCGCCTTCCTGTGCGTTCAGACGGTTATAGATGATTTCCTTGAACACTGCGGAGCCGCGTACCTCAAGACGCTCGAACTGACCGCGCCCGTCAGGATAGATACCGGCACCTTTACCGGCAATCATGGAGTCGATGAACTTGCCGAACTTCAATAAGAAATTTGTTCCGTCCGCTTGATCCTTACGAAGGAACATTACTAAGGAGCGCAATGCGGAATACACGTTACTATCCGTGGCCGGTGTAGAGTCATTCCTTCTTATCACATACACACCGCTGTCACCATCGCCCGTATAGGTCTGTCCCTTTAGGGTAAGGCTCTCAACCTTTTCCTCCAGCTCCCCGATACGGGAATAGGCGGCGGTTTCCCCGACAGTATAAACAGGTGAGTCAAAGGAATAGTCAAGATTGAATTCAAATCCGATAACCCTTGACTGTCTTCCGTTCTCGAAATAAGCCTTGTTGATAAGGTTGACCTTTTGACCGATGCCATAGAAATTGTGAATGCCATCCTCACGGTATGCGTCATTTGACATCATCGTGCAGCCATAGGTACTCGGGTCTATCTTGGATTTGGCAGCGTACTTTTCAGTCTTTTCCTTCAACTCCTGCTCGGCGGCACCCACAAGCCCCAGCTCGGTTATTTTCGTACTGTCCCAGCCGGAAAGCACATATTCATCTCCATCCTGGGGAAAGAGCACATCACCGGGAAGCGGTCTGCCATAGTCCTCATTCCTGACTATCTCCCAAAGCTGTGCCTCAGGGTTCCATCCGCCATCCTCCAATTTCTCCGGCTTTCCCTCAGGATTGAACTTCACGGCAAACTCCAAACCGTTGAGAAGTCCGGACGCGAAACGTATCCTCAGCTCCTGACCGGGGAGGATATATTTCTCGGAAAAGTTAACACCCGTGTCCCTAAAGCGGTAGGCATTCCATTTTTCCTCGGTGGTTGTGCCGTCCTCATTCTCCACCTTGTCCGTCACTTCGATAGTGGTGACATCCGACATGATGCCCGTTCTTCGAGGATAGACTTCATCGAAGATAACCACCTGCTCGACGGCTTCCTCGGTAGTCATATCAGGATAAGCGTCAATGTAAGGAGTGCCTTCGGGAAGCATTAAGCGTTTTTGCACCACGCCGTTCACAACCACGGTCTCGTCAACCGGACGGTAGTCAGATGGGATATTCTTTGTTGAACCAAAAGCGTAGATACGGGTGGCATAAGTGGACTGGGATTCTGACTGTGACATTTCCTGCACGTTTTTCCCGATTTCGAAATCCACCGCATCGCCAGACTCACAACGTCCGAAATGGATGATGTTTTCAGTCACCCAACATTCGCAATCCCATTTCTTCGCCATCTCAAAACAAGCGTCAAGGATGTTGATGTTATCGTAACTCATCAACTGGGACTTGTTTTCGACTGTGGAATCAATGGAGAAAACAAAATCCTGTCCTTTGTATGTGTAACCAAGAGCTTTCAAATTTCTAAGGACTATACCGGCTTGTACGTCAAGCGGAGCGGTCAGGTTCCAGGACGCCTCCTGTCCGGTCGTCTCCGGGGTATATTTGAAGATTTTGTTTTTCCATTTCCAGTAGTAGGCGTCAAGTCTTAATTCGTAATCGTAGCCGGCGGTATTGGTGTTGAATGCGGGCTTCTGCAAGTCGCACACCTCGAACAATCCGAAGTTACATTCCACGTATGAGCCAAGTTTGAAATATATGGGATTCTCTAAGGAGAACTTTAACATGATGTAGTCCTCCTTCATCAGAGTGAACTTACGCTTGCAGCCTTCATTGATCAAAGTTGTAAGCAGGATAGCACCGGATATGTCTTTGATGTCGATTTGTTCCATGTCTTCAAAGTTCGGGGATAAAAAAAAGAGTGCCCAATTTTGAGCACTCACATACACGACAATAAAACCAATGTCGTGAATTAGCTTCTGTTTGCCGGATTTGGCTCGTTAAACTTGGCTGAAATTTTTCCGAAAGTTCGGTCTAAACTCTGTGCGTAAGTGACACTCTTGCCAGTATAAATAAGATGGTAAACCTCGCTACTATTAGCAGGAATCTGAATATCAACCACACCTTTATACAGCTCATCAAAGAAAGCTTTCTTCTTTGCTTGATAATCAGACTGAGAATTACCCTCGATAGTGAACGAAAGAGTTATTTCCCTCTCATCGACTTTAGGATTATTGATTATTACCCGTTTCCCATGTTCAAGTCGGCTTTTGTTCTCAATAAAATCCTTCATGGGAGCGGATGCCCCAATAACATCAAGAAACCCCTCTCCCATTCTCACGCCCCATGTTGTATAAGCGTTTTCGCCATTAATTAATAATTCATTCATAAACTATAATTTTGCTGTATTCTTTTTAACCTCTGCTATATCTCTTTGCATCTGTTGAATAGGTTTGACGATTGCCCCTGTATTTTCTGAAATCTGTACCAATTCAAGATAGGATTGCGCTATCAAATCCCGCGTATCATCAGCAATATTTCTTGTTTCCGTATTTATGGAAAGTAGAGCATCTGCTTTTACTGTTAGTAAATTAAGCGATTGAGATTGAATGATATTTTGATTCTTTATCTCTTCTCCTGCAATCTGCAATGCTGTAAACCTACCGTTCAACTCTTCGCCAGTATCTTGACTCATTGCCTGAAAACCTCTTGATGAAGAAGATTGGGAATAGGACTCCTGTGAAATCTTGTCATATCCGGTTGCTGCGGCAAGCTCGTCACGGAGCTTCATGGCTTCGTCCACATAACCCATGTATTCATCCATCAGCTCCTTACGCTCATTATTATCAAGCGTACCATCATCCTTCATGGCTTCACCGAATTTATCATACCATGTCCTCAGTTTGTCACTAAACTGTTCACCGATGGCATTTGACAGCATCGCCTGCATGAAATATTTGGATATGTCATCAGCAAAATCCTCCGCACTCTTCTCCATATCCATCAGACTGCTTATAAAACTGTCATACATGGAATCGAATGACATTCCGATCAGGCCCTCATAAAGACTGTCGGTCAGTTCTTCCAGTTTTCCTGCCTGCTCTATATAATCATCCAGCTTGTCGGTAACACGCTCACCGTAACCTCCCTTACCGGAAGATTCCATGATATCCCATAACCATACGTCCGACCGTAGAGCCTTCATCTGTTCGGGGGTCAGATTCCACAAGGAATCGGTGCCGGAGAAATCCTGCATGCCGGTAGCTTTTCTTGCGTGTTCCAGCATTTCATCCGTCCATTTCAGATAATGCTGCCAGCTGCCATGGCTCTTATGATATCCGGCTTGCTCCTTTGCTATTTGCAGATAGTTTTTATTGACTTCCTCCTGATACTTTACAGCTTCCCTGTAAGATTCAACCGATTTCATTCCCTTGCTTGCCTTCATCTCGTCAGTCAGATCCTCGATGGCCGTTTGCAAAGTTTCATTCCTGTCCGTCAGCCTGTCTATCGTTTCCTGTACTTCCTTGGCGTTTCCACCTATTCCAAACAGGGAGTTGAAGCCTCCGAATGAGATTGCGTTCAGGATGTTTCCTATGCCGTTCCTCAATGACTTGCCGATTGTGACAAACAAATCCCCTGACAAGACATCACCGATAATTCCACTGACAGCGTTCAGAACAGCATCAAGCAGACCACCGACAAGATCACTTAATCCGTCTTTGAGTACGTCAATGATGGACAGAATCCATCCGACAATGGGGACCTCCTTAAGAGATTCTGACGTTTTTCCTATGACATCCTTGAATCCGTTCACGGTTTTGATAATTCCGCTATATGCGTTATACAATCCACCGGATGAAATCTGCTGCAAGCCTCCCAATAAATTTTCCATGCTTGCTTTCAATATGGTGGCAGTATCAGTCACATTACGCTGGGCCTGATTGGCGATATCAGTCTGTGTCTTCACATTGGCGGATGCAATGTCAGCATTCTGCCGTGCTGTTTCAAGAGCGTTTGCTGCGGCTTGTTTCTCACTTTCCGTTCCGCCCTTCTGCGCTTTGGTGTAATCATCCTGTGATTTCTTTAGTCTTTCCAAAGCAGCTGTTTCAATCCCTATGGCACTGATACGATTCTGTTCTGCTATTTGATAGGCTTTTACATCCTCTCCAAGTTTCTTGAAGTTGACTCCACTTGTACCACCCAAAGACTTTTCCATCTGGCTGATGGCGTCAATCAATGATTTCTGGCTTGCCTGATCGGAGTTCTTGAACTTGTCAGTCCGTACATATTTTTTCGCTTCGTCCAAGGCGGGCTTTATCATGTCGGAAAACATGGAACCAAACTCACCGAACACAGTAACCCAATCTATATTGGCTTTTATGGCTTCTGTTTCCTTGTTCTGTATGGCAACATCACGTTGTTTCTCCAGTAACTTTACTTGTGCACTATTAACACCGTTTTCTTCCTGTGCTTTCCTTATTTTTTCCGCATACTCTTGGGCGATAGCCAATTTCTGCTGCTGGAACGTGCCATATTCTTTCAAGTAGTCGTTCAAAGCCTGTTGTTCGGCTTTCAGCTGTCCTTCAGTTACATCGGAAATATCTTTATCTCTCATACTTTCGGCATTGGTATAAGCTTCTGAAATTTTCTGTGCCTGCTTGTCGGTCAGCTTACCGTTACCGGCTTTGCTCCATTCTTCCTCCTGTTTTCTTATCGCATCAATCTGTTTCTGATAATCAAGGTCAATCTGTTTCAACTTCTTTTCCGTGCCTTCTCTCATCAGGTTGATTTCATCCTGTTGGTTCTGACGGTGAAGTGAAAGAAGTTGTTCGGCTGTCTTTTTTTGTTCTTTTTTTTGCTTTTCAGCAGCTTTTTCCTGCTTGGTCAAAGAACTACCAGTAATACCGCCCAAATTTTTATAGGCTTTTTCAGTTGTTTCTACTCGTTTCTTAGCTTCTTCATACAGCTTTGAAGTAAACTTGGATTTATCCTTTTCTATTTCAGAAAGTTTCTTCTTAGCATCATCCCAGTCTTTCTTCGCTTTCTCATAATCCTGCTTGTAAGTAGTAGGGGATTTCTTTTTAGCCAACGCTCCATTAATTGAAGAAATAACACTTTCTAAATCTCCACCTTTAACCATCATCCCGTTTACAACAAAACCATTGCGTTTGGATGCAGACGATTGAGCAAGTTTCAATTCCGTTTCAAGCTTCTCCTTAGAATAGTTTTTAAGATTGGATTTGTAAGCGGAAATATTATCATCGAACATGTCTTTCTGATACTTTTTTAAAAGTTTAGAGTTTTTCTCCATTTGCTCACGCACCTGTACGTATGACTGATTACCAGAAAACATTTTCCATATTTCTTTATCGGAATCAGACATATTCTTCCGTAAATCAGGATTATCAAATAGCTGCAAATATCTCCGTTGGTTAGTAATCGTTTGTTTTAGAGCATTATAATCATCTCTCCTGCCTTGAACAGAACGCCTTGAATCTTCTTCGTTTATTTTTTGCTTCAACTTTAAGATATCCTCCAACTTTAGCTTTTCAATATCGTATTGTTCGAAAATTTTAGGATATTCTTTACGAAGTTCTTCTAATGATTTTTGCCGAGTAAGAGTAGCCAAACTCTCATCACGAGCAGCCGTTAATAATTCTTCGATTTTCAGCTTGTGTTCCTGTTCTTTTTTAAATGCTGCATCTTTAATGCCGTTATATTCTTTTTGAGCACGGGCGGCAGCAGTTGTACTATCAGACATTGCCCACATTGTAGTAGCAAGCCCACCGATAACGACAGTTAAAGCTACATAAGGATTGGTAAGCATTGCAGCGTTTAAAGCTAACTGCGCTTTTCGTGCCAATAAACGGGCATTGGTAAGTCCAATCTCCACAAGAGTATGTTTACTTTCGGCAGCAGTAACAAGCATCACTGCGGTCCGGTATGTACCATAAGTAACCACTAATCCAGCCAAGATCTTACCTACTGTTTCATAATTCTGAATCAACGAAGTTGTCATTTGAATACCGTCCATGATAACACTTTCCGACTTTGTTCCCAATTCGTTAAACACGGAATCCAAAGCATCCTGCATCATAGACAACTGACCATTGATAGTCTTTGAGGCATTCTCAGACATATTATAGAACTTACCACCTGCGGAAGTTGCATCAATGAATGCCTGTTGAACCATTTCAGCGGAAACAGCACCTTTGGACATTTCATCTTTCAAAGTTGCGATAGATTTTCCGGTCTTTTCGGAGATAATCTGTAACGGGTTGAATCCAGCGTTTATCATTTGATTCAAATCCTGCCCCATAAGTTTACCCGCTGCTGACATCTGTGAAAATGCCAAAGTTAGCGAATTGAACTTACTGGATTCCCCCATAGAAATATCACTAATGGCTTTCAAGTATTTGATAGTGTCTTCTGCTTGTATGTTAAATCCAAGCATCATCTTTTCTGCTCCAACCATATCTGACATAGTAAGTGGAGAAATCTTAGCCAGCTCCTTGATTTGCGGAATCAGTTGCCCTGCCATATCCTTTCCAACCATAGTCTCAATAGCGGTCTGCATGGATTGAAATTCGCCACGAACACGAATCATACTTGACAAGAATTCTTTGATTGAATAACCTCCCAGCAGTTTCTTACCCATATTAGACATGGCTTGTTCCACCTGCTTAGTTACATCTACATTTTTTTCACCATCTTGCCGATACAAAGCATATTCATCGCGGAGCTTCTTTACTGACAAGCGGGCGTTAGCCTGTTCCTGGGTAAGGTTAAATAAAGAACTTTTTTGCTCTTTCAATTTTTCATTTGTAGACCTTATTTTAGCTTCTAAGGAAGAAGTATCACCATCCTGTTTTAATGCTTCACGATACTTGTCTTTAAGACCGGACAATTCATTTTTCAATTGTTGGATAGTTCCACGTTGAAATGTTATTTTTTCCGACAATCCATTCACGACCTGAGAAGCATCGAAGATTTTCCTTTTGAATCCCGTTTCCATCTCCGCTCCAGCTTTGGCTGCATTAGTCACCAACTCATCCAATCTTTGGTTGGATGCAGCAAGTTGGGCATTCAAAGCCTTGAAAGCAGCAGGAGTCTGCGTGCCATCCATGCTCATTAACTCCTGCTTTAATTTTGCAATTTCATTACGAAGTCTTACAACTTCTTCCCAGTCACTACCTATCTTAAAATATAATTTTGACATATCTATTTCTTTTTCCTACGATTAGCCAATTCCTTACCACTGATTCTATTCACCTTCTGACCACCATATACTGCGCGTAATTTATCCCGTTGCATCATCAGCAGATTCCGATAAGGGATAATCTCAAACACTTCTGTATAACTCAGATGCAGCGTGTCAATCAAATGGGCTATCTGCCCGAAGAACGTTGTGTTTCCTACTGTTTCGGTCTTGCTGCCAGCATCGACACGTTCCTCATCGAGCTGACACACTGAAAAGCCGAAATATCCATCATAGAGAAACAGACTTCCAAGGCATCTTTGACTTCTTCAAAAGTGCCGTTCTCCAATTCTTTGACCAAACTATCATTCCCGCAGATGAAGCATGAAATACCTTTCAGCATATCTTCAGTAGCTTCAGGAAGCTCTTTAATAGCTTCCATGACATTATCTCCAGTCATGCCGATATTGGAAAAATGATGAATGGCACGACAGATAATTTTAATTGTAGGAGGTTTAATGGTATAAACCATCCCTCCTATCTCCACATTCATGAAATCCAGCCCTAACAAAGCATCAGAAACCGTTTTTGCTGCTTGATTCATATTCTTAAACTAAAAGGGGGAATGGTATATATCCATCCCCCGGTTATCACTCTTGTGCTTTTACCAATGTTATCTCTTTTTTAAGAGTGGTATCAACTTCAGAAGGAGTGGTTTTAATATCTCCTGACTGAGTGACGTACCCCACTTTCGACACTTCATAGTGAACGGTAGCCCCAGCATTCACCTGCTTTGACTTGACCGTTACACCGTCCAGCTTTACGGTCGCATCGGAAGGAGTAGGTACAATGGTTACTGTAGTTCATGCCTGCAAAGCTTTAATCTGCCCCTCTTCATAGTTATACTCAGAAGAAACACCTTCGATTCCCGGTTCCTGCACCAAGCCTTTTACAGCGATTGCAATTGCCTTATCCGTATTGGCTTCACGGGAAACAATACGGCATTTTGGGAAGATGAACCAGACATCATCATCGGTCAGACAGAACAATGCTTTGTTGATAATAACTTTATCCAAAGCACGCTTCCAACCTACATCTTTAGATGTTGCCTGAATAACATCGCCACCCATGAACGCTTTCTTGGTCTTCCAGTCATATTGTCCGATAGAGAAAGCGGGCGATACTTCTCCCGGCACATCATCGTAACGGTAATTCTTTCCCGTTAATTGGTTCTTGTACCCGGTGACAGAGGCTTCCGTTTCCTCAATCTGCCACGTTTCCCCGTGTACATTCAAAACCTCATCTTTCGCTTTGATAGCGGCTTGAATCAAAGTCTTTGCGATTTCGGGGGTAATGTCTGCCGTTACCTTATCAATGTCGGCAAACAAGATTCTTTTTATTCCTACTGCTGAAATCATAATCTTATAGTTTTACATTTATTACTTCAAATAAAATTCTCACATTCACGTAATGGCATTTCAAAGCTGTATCCGCTTCCGTGCCAATTGATTCGATAGAATAACGATAGGTTGTACCGTCATAGGTGCTTACTACATCATCAAGCAGCTTGCCAGCCTTTCTTTCGAGTTCGTTAAGCCGGATTGTGTTCGCTTCATTCTCGCTTAAATTGGGTACACATAGATTCACTTCTGCGAAAGATTTCTTCCAATACTTTCCCGGCTGTTGTTTCTTCGTGTGGATGACAATCCTTTCGGACTTCAATTCACCCGTCAGCGTTTCACCATCAGGCACTAGATCTATTCCGAAAGCCTTGCAGTCCCGGTAGAGGATGTTTCCTATGTCGGTAGTTACTATCATTCCACAATCTCCCAATCTTCTGCAAATACATCACTGATAGACGGAACCCATGAATCAGCGCGTCCGGTATTCTCATTGTAAATAAGACACTGGCTTGTGTAGTCAATAAAGCCCTTGCCTTTCAGAATAAGGTCTTTTGCTGATTGCGGAATAGATTGCATCTTGGGGATAATATCACTATCAATATGTGCTGGGACCTGTTTGAACACCATTAATCCTTTTCCGTTCCAACCGCTTCTACGAATTGGAAAACCTGCTTTGAGAGCCATAATAGCCATACCAAAATTCATCTTTATTACTTTTGCACCATCAGAACCTTGCATACGCTGTATGCGAGTATCAAGAAGCCGTATATAGTCGAACATTGTACAACACTGCATTTCCAGTAAACACTTGTTGTACATATCATTAACGACTTCATCCATTTTCCCTGAATCTATGAAAGCGGCTAACTTTACATATCTTCCATTGACTTCTTCGGCTTCTATCTGCATACGGTCAAGTGATGTATCGGCGAGTTTATACGCCTCCTCAAACGGTTCCGCTGGCGACCAACTCTCGTACCCGTCAGCATATTTAACGTGATAACCCATGCGCTTTGCATACTCTGCATCAGGCACTCTGCCAACTTGTAATAAATCTCTTTCATAAGCCTCGCCCATTGTCATAGGTTCTGCTTCAATCTGTTTTGTTCCAATGTACTTTTTCATTTTTCAAATTCTTCTTTTAATCGTTTCTCCGCAAATAAAGCAGCACTACTCAAAACATCATACCCTTTAGATTCTACGAATGATGCGTATTCCGCTTCGTTTTTCAATGTCAAACCGTCTTTATTGACATCGTAATCATTGGACGTTCTCAAAGTGAGTGTATGGTCTTGATAATCCCCATGTTCCTCTGCGTACTTCACGGCTTCATCGCCTACATCAATCATCTTCTTTTCGACCTCCCATTCTCCTTCATCGAAAAAGGAGTCGACATCTGAGAAATCGAAATCTACATCCATAATTCCGAGTAGTTAAAGTAGTTTGTACTCTTCACTGTATAAACTTCGCCTTGACCTCTTACGCCATCACCATCCATGCAACGTACTTCATCACCAGCCTTGACAGTAATTCTCTTCTCGCATACCACATGATAATTCGGACGATACACAGAGCCGTTATCAGATGAAAACTCTTTGGTAGTGTTATCATCACAACGGCACTTGCATACCTCCTGCCAGCTTTCACCACCTGTTCCGGGAATAGGTCTGCCAAACTCATCCTTATCCATCGGGGTGATAACTTTTACCTGCAATATGTGTGGAGCGAATATCATAAGAAAGTCACTTTAGGTTTGTTACCCAGTTCGTCTTTCAAACCGTACCGCTTGCACAGAAATGAATAGTAATCCTTAATGCCTTGAATGTTCCAAGACATAGAAAAACCGCTTTCGCTGATGGAAGTGGCACGAAGCAATAGAGAGGGGATGAACTTCGCAATTGCCACCGACACCCGTGTTTGGCAATCCTCGTTCATCTCACCCCCTCCGCTTATCTTTGCGTTCAGACATATATCGAAAAGGTCAGCCTCCGACAAGTTAACGCCGAAGGTCTGAAACTTCTGTAATATATAATCGTTTACTGTCATGCGTTCATCTCACTCAAATCGAAGTTCACAATCAGGTTCGGGTTCGCAATCTGCGGAATCCATTCGGCTGTGTATTCCAGATAGCGACCATTGCCGTCCTTGTAACCTGAAATCAGCATATCGCCATCTGCCTGAGTGTAATTACGTCCCGGTACACCATCCACAGCTTCATAAGGAGTGTGGAAGCGCATATAACCGATTTTATCCTGCGGAAGCAGGGAAATACGACCATCTGCATAAATGGGGATATTCTTACCTGTTTGGTCTACCACATAATCTTCCTTGATTTCAATAGCCGGAAGTCCGATACCTGTAAAAATGGTAGAAGCCAGTTGCGAGGTGATAAGCCCGGTAGACATATACATTTCATTACCTGTAAGCTGCATCTTGAACTTATCACCGAACTCGCTTGACCCGATGATGTTCTTGACGAATGTGCCACGGCTCATAATCATCTTGGGGAATGTGCCGTAAATAGATTTCAGCTCATTCAGTTTCTGCTGCAAGTAAGTGACGAAATAGTTTTTATCCTCTGTGTCCGGCTTGATAAACTTGAACGGCAAGTCGATGTTCAATAAGTCAAATCCTCCGGCATTGTCGTCCTTGTTCTTCACGCTTGCTGCTCCAGTCATCAACAGAGAGCCTACGATAATGTCCATACGCTTGTGCGGTGCCAGCAATACCTGACGGTAATCGTCATAGATGAAGTCCACGATGTCACGCATGGCTGCTTTCTGGTCTTCCGGTTTGGCGGCATTATACTTATCTATCAAGTCCTGCAAGTCAGACAAACGGTCGATTGAGATTTGATAGCGGTCACCCAAATAGGCAATCTCACCATATCCGGAACCGATATTCCTGCGTTCACGGATAGGCTTTTCGCCATAACGGGAGTTGATGGAACCAGCCATCACGCCAGTAACCTGACCGATGTAGTCTTTAAATACACGAGTAGTAGTCCTACGGAAGCCCAAATACTGCTGCCAATAAATTGTGTCCTTTCTTGTCTTGAGGACACGCTGAATCACTGCATTTACAATGTTCGGGTCATTAAACAATGTATGAATAGTTAGCATCATATATTAGTCCTCCTTTCTTTATTTTGCCATTATACCTGCGTTTTTCAACGCTGTCAATAATCCGTTAAAGTTTTCTACCGACACCGTACCAGATGCATCATTCACTTTGGCTGCCTGATTTACACCTCCAAGAGCAGAAGGCGTAGCTGCTGTTAAAGTATACTTGTTAGCTTGTGCTGCAACCCCATCCAATTTGGCTTTATCTTCCTTACTCATCAAACCGTCCTGACTAGAAGAAGCCTTAGGAATTGATACAGTGTCTTTTTCTTGTTTGACATCCTGAGCATTAAACTGGAAGTGCGGCATATTCGCCTTGTCAATATCTGCGAAAGGCATTACCAGCTTGGTCGGTTCGATTTCAAACGCACGCATCAAAAGGGAAACCAATACTATGCCATCCTCTACCTGCTTCCTTTCATACAGAGCTGAATTTGCGATAACTTTGGGCGTTGTACCATCTGCGGCTGTCGCTTCGTAAAGAACTGTTCCAGCTTCTAGATTTTCTCCAAAGTCTGCCGCTAACGTCAGCTTATCAAAAGCTTTGTCAGCCTTGTCAATAGCGTTGATTGTCGCTCCATGCGCACCGTTACCCAAGTGCATACCTTTGTAAGCCAAAGAACGTTTCTTGATTTTCAATGTGGTATTGGAGCCTGTTGTAAACTTCTCATATACTTCCACACGGATAGCCACTTGGGATGTTTTCTTCACCAAGTCAGCTGCAATCGGTGTGAATGAGGGCAAGTACGAGCCGACAACGAGGTTGGTTGTGTCCAACTTGTACGGACCTCTGCGTCTGCGTCCGGTTTCTACGTCGTAGCGTTCTTCCTGCTCAACTTCCGGTTCAAGATTATACTTAAATCCTGCTGCCATAAAATCACTGTTTTTGTTGTTCTACAATTTCTTTAGTGTCGTCTGCAATCATTTTCGCAAACGCCTGAGTCTCATTCTCCAGTTCTTTTTTTGCTGTATCTGGAGGAACTACACCCTTAAAGCCGTCATTCGCAAACTCCTGCTTCAAGTCCTTGAAGTATGCGTCCAAGTCCTCATCGTCCTTAATGGCGCATCGTTTGGCGTAGTTTTCGGGAATACCATACTCCTTTGCCTTTGCCATAATCTGCTCCTGCCGGGTTGCTTGCGACTTTTCCGTTTCAAACTGAGCGAGCTTGTCAGAAAGCGGTTTAACGGCTGCACTCACTGCATTGGCAATGATGGTAGCCATATCATCCGGCTTGTCTTCCGCTTTGGTGGTTGTGGTAGTAGTGGTAGTCTCGACTGGCTTACCGTCTTTAAGGTTATGCTTCTTCTCGTAGTTCTGAACTGACTTGAAAGAAGCATCCCCGGCACGGAAATCACCATAATTTGTTAGCACGTCCGAAAAGCTAATTCCCTCCACAATGGTAGGTACTTGGCCTGCGTCCGTTACACCCTCTGCCTTTTTAGTGGCAATTCGGGCAAGAATAGCAGCATCCACCCCAGAAAACTTGGTTTGAAGGCCTGCTAAGATTTGTTCTAAGATTGTCATACCGTATGAATTTGATTTATAAATTTCTACGGTAAATTTCGGCATTAATAAGCTATGTGAGAAATTATCAGATAGGTGATACACGACAATGAAACGATTGTCGTAAAATGGTATAAAAAAGGCGTGAAACCGAATGAATCACGCCTAAATATTCTTCTTATGAACTAATCAGAAACCCAACATCGCGGCTGGAGGTATATTCAACACTCGACATAGCAACCTCGCAATTTTGAGGGTCGGTTCCGAACGTCCAGAAATATAGTCATTCACACGCGATGGACTTATTCCAATCTCACCAGCAAGTTGCTTTTGACTCATCCCTTTCTCTTCAAGAGATAGCTCTATCAATTCCGCAACAGTCGGTTTTTCTATCGGATAATGTTCTTTTTCGTATGCTATCACAATATCGGACATAACTGTAAGCTCCACCGCATTTTTATCGTTTGCAGGGGTATTATCATCAACCAATGGCAGAAGTTCCTCTACTCTTGCCAAAGCAAATTCATATTGTTCTTTACTAACTTTATTCATATCCTGTATCTTAAATGGTTGAACAATCTATTTTATCATATTCTTTATGGGTACACACTTTCCGAATAAAAATATAGCCCATTGTAAACTTTACAACTACTATCAGTCGATAATTGTTACCTCTAATATTGAATACATAGTGCTGGTTGCCTACATAATCAGCAGCAGGAAAATCTACTTTAATGTCTGATAGGTTCTTCCATTCAGCTTTTTCCGCTATATCATACCAACGTTCTAAAGCTATGCGTGAATCTTCATAGCCTTTCGTTTCGTAGAACTCTTTCAATTTCTTATGTGATACAATTCTCATATCTCATTTATTTTGCAAAAATATGAATTAATTTTGAATTATAAAATTTTTCCAAGAAATATATTCTATAATATAGAATTTAGCAATAAAAAAAGCGGAACTAAATTAGCTCCGCTCAATAGTACTATAAAAACATGAAGTAATGAATTATCCCTTGAAGTTAGGAAACGCTGCATTACTATTCTTTGCCCCTTGTTCCTCCTTGATTTCTGCAAGTTCCTCTTCTACCCTATCAGCATTTCCGGCAAACATGATTCCCTCACGCGTTGACCAGATGCCACCACTGACAGCGGAAACGGCAGTAGTCACCTTATCATTCAAATCATCAATCATATATGGAACCAGTTCTGTTTCTATGTCAATGGTCTGCGATGCCTTGCTAAACTCGGTTGGATTGATAGAGCCTAAAGCGGAAACAATGAAATTTACTCTCCGCTGCAAGAACTCACCGATAACCTCACCGTGATTTTCTACCGCCATATGTGCACCCATGAACATAAAGCGGAAAGCGGTTCCTGATGCTTTGCCTACCCCCTTCAACGTCTCAAAGGATATTCTTGGAGTGTTTGACATATCATAAGCCATATTAGTGAGTGTTTCTGCTTCAAATTTTACGGTATCATTTGCCTGATTCCATGTCAGATATTGGGCATCCGCACCTTCACCTGTAAGTTTGACCATTCTATCCTTAACCTTACCCATGAAACCCTCTACATCTCCAATTAGCTTCAGCAGTGGGAAGAAATGGTAGTCTATACAATCAGCATAATTAGATAACAGTTTTTCCAGCCGGACACGGAATGTCTTTATCTTCTTGCAATAAGATTCAGGACGATAAGCATAGAGAACCGGTAGTTTTGGGAATCCATGAGCAAAAGGCGTTCTTTCTTCATACCCTTTAGACAAATCCCATTGATAAACCATTTTGTCCGTGATAGTCATAAAGCAGGTGACCTCCGAATCATCCATGAGCTTCTTTTTATACTCACGTGAGAAAGCAATCATTTTACCTTCGTCGTTAAAGAACGGGTATAGCTTATCACCTCTGAATGGAGACCATAACACGCTTTTCAGTTTCTTGGTGGGCTTGACCTTGCCACCGAACGTAGTCTTAACTTTCTTCCAAAACTTTGCCCAAAACGAATCATCATCGGTAACATACCAATATTCTGCCGCTTCTTGTTCGGAGAGCCAGGCACGGACAATCTTCTTGTTTTGGTATTTGATTTTGTTGGATTTAAATACAGCCTTTACCGCATCCAGCAGCTTCTTTTCATCATCATCAGTCGGAATGCAATCCATAGACGGTTCTGTGCCGACCGTGAAAGCAGTTTGAATGTTCACTATATCTTGTTCCAATGGAATAGAAATACGGTTCACCGGTTCAGTCTTATACTTTGCTTCGATTTCATAAGTCTTACCAGTTTTTTCATCGAAAACTTTTTCGGATTCCTTATCAAGTACTTTTCTGTCCGGATACTTCTTTTTGTCAACCATGATTTCATGTCGTTCCGGATTCCAATCATCCCAAAGTTTGCAACGGTCGGGAAGTTCAGTCTTCCTACCTTTCTTCAGGTAGTTTATCTTCTGCCCGATGTCAGGCAATGCTAATATTTCTTCTAAATTCAATGGCATAGTTTATATTTTTAATGTGTGAATATTCCTGTTAAATCTTTCGGCTTCTGAATCTTGCCAAGAAGCTCACCCAATACATAGTAACGTACAGCATCTATTCCGTGATTGTCATGGTCTTCCGGTTCGTTGATATAGTTCCCGTCCTTATCCTTTGCCCAAACATACTTTCTGAACTCGCTTTGCAAGTTGTACGAGCGTTTGGTTATATAAATCTCCATATCTTTCATTTTGTCAATTCCGGCATTGATAGAGCCTGCACCTTTCTCTACGGCATATATCTTGATTCCTCCGTTGTGTATCTCTTGAATCAATCGAGGGTCAGCACTGTCAGCTATGACTTTCAATCCCCACGGGCGAAGAGTCTTGATGATGTCAGAAGAAAGCAATCCAGTACGGTAATCCACTTCATCCAAGTAAAGGGCGTTATCAACGATACCACAACGAATGGAAGCAGACGGGTCATGCGTATAACCGAAGTCTTGCCCGAAAGCAATTTTCTTTGCCCAAGCCGGGAACTCGTCAACAATTCCCCACTTCTTGAACACAGCACCTTCTGCAACGTCAGCCCACCGGCCGATAACCACATGAGCATACTTTTCAGGATTACTCACCTTTATATCCTCTACCTCTTTTAGAAACTCCGGTGAAAGATTCTCCAAATTATCAAAGTAAGTCGTATGAATGTGGAGCACATTCGGATGAGTGGAAATCTGAACCTGCACACCGTCAATCTCTACCAGCTTGTGAGTTTTCTCAATGTATTTCTTGTAGATGAAGTGATTGGAATCGCATGGGTTCATTATAATGATAATCCGGTTCTGAATACCCTTCTTGCGAATGGAGAGCATTATCTTGTCGAACTCATCTTCGCTTATCCACTCTTCCGCTTCATCGCAGACAAAAGTCGTAATGCCTTGAATGGATTTCAGTTTTGCTGTCTGGTTTCCGGAAGAAGTCTTGAGACCCCGGAACATGATACGGCTCTTAGTCATCTTATTGACTATGTCCGTCTTTGTGGTCTTGAAATATTTCGTGGTACCGTCCAAATCTATCTTCTCCATCATTTCGGGGATGATAGACATACCGGCAGAAACCATCGTGTAACGGGTGTAAAGAATCTGATGAACTATTTTCTCTACGGGAGTCATTTCAAAAGTCAACCGCTCAATAAAAGTAGAAGCATTGAAAGACTTTCCGCTACCACGCCCACCGGTGATAAGAATTATAAATTTTTCCTTATCTTCATATAATGGATGGTAAATTTCTTGGGGTACTATCATTTTAGCTTGTCTTTAATCCAGGAATCAATGTTGATGCCATGCTCTATGTCTGTTGGAATATCAGCGTCTTCATCTTGTTTGCGCTCAATCTTTCTCCAATCTTCATCATGGTGGTACAGCCAAACGGACATTGCTTGCAAATTAGGAGCCAACTCGCTTTCGCTAACTTGTAATTCGTCCTCACCTGTCAAATTTCCCTCTGAATCACGGAGCTTTCTTACCACGGTGCTTTTGGTTTTTATGCCACCGAGAGCCATTGCAAGGAATTTAGCCCTTACAGTGGCATTGATTGTCGCGCGCCCACGCGCTAAGACTTCGGATATTTCGGTGTACTCACTTTTCTTTTCGCAGAATGTTTGAGGCAAAATCCCTATGGCATAAGCAATTTCCTTGTCAGTGAATCCCTTTTTGGCATACGATTCCACGAGAGAAAGAAATTCCTCGCTTGTATAATCAAACTTAGGCTTTCTTCCTCCTTTACCTTTTCTATTTTGAGATTCACTATTGCTCATATTACTTCTTTAATTTTCCACATTTCTCACATTGTTCATACCTGAACTCAGAGAACATCACACTACCTTTCCAAACATAATGATGAACACAAAACAGGTTTTGCTTTAGAACATTCCTTATCCAAAGTATAAAATCGCCAATCATAATTTTAACCGTTATTGTTACCCATATAGACACGGCGAGAAATTGGCTTGTTTCCATAGACATCAACTCCTCTTTTTGAGAAATAGCTATCTATTTTCTCAGCATATCTTCCCATTATGGATTTCGTTCTATCCCTTATGTTTCTTTGTCTTGCAGAACCTAACCCGTATTGTCTTCCAGCGTTGTACATTATTCGTCTGGACTGCTGATATAACTGGCTATATGTTTTCTTTCTAACTCAGCTTTCCTCCCAATAATTAATCTATTCTTTCTACTTGTTCATCAAAAACTTCTCCCTTTATAAACTTCATATCTGGTTCATACCCGAACCTTTCGCAGAAAGCGGCTTTAGCTTCATAGGTATCAAAGGACAACACCACATAGGCATCCATGTTCTCGGCTTGCTTCTGTGCGTTTTCTTTCACCTGATGTTTGACCTCTTTCATGTGGGCAACCTTTTCGACACGTTCCAACTGCTTGGCGGCTTTATCGGCTTCTTTCTGTTCGGAAACTGGGACCATCATATCAGACAAAGCATCCGCAATAGAGTTTTCCTCTTCGGTCTGCAAAAGATAGTCGACACCAATCATATTCAAGTCTGCATCGGTCAGACCTGCATCTTTCCAGTCAATATCAGGAACAATACGGGCAAGAGCGTCAAAATCCCATGTCCCTTGTGCATTAGGGTTGTTCATTAGAATGTTTAACTCCTTTTCCTGCTGCTCGTCCACGTCTATGACATCAACACGAATGCGGTAGTCGTTATCGGGAAACTTTTGCAATTCGTCCATGACAGACAAACGCTGGTGCCCGCTGACTACGGTAAGACCAGTACGCTTGTTCACGACAATTCCACCGACTAAACCAAACTTCTTGATGCCACGTTTCAGTGTCTTACGTGATTCATCGGAAAGTTTTCGGGGATTATAATCCGCAAAGTGAATGGCAGAACGATTAAGTTCCACCGATTCACTCTTTATGTATTTTGATAATTCCATATTAGCCATTACTTAGACCGAAACCTCTCTGCCGAAGAGTATTCCTTTCGGCTCTTGCTATAAGATTATCACGAGATTGTTTTGCACGCCTGCTTGCAGCACTGCTACTCCATGTATTTTTTCTTCTCCAGTTAGCTTCGCTCAATCTTTCTGCCTGAGCATATATCTGTTCTCTTGTCTTTCTTTTTCTGACTCAGCAATCCTCCTTATTAATTTTGTTGATTATGATACTCCCAAAGCACTCTTTCAGCCATCGGGAAAACTCTGTAAATTCTCTGTAAATCTTGCGGGTAATTCTTCTCCATCCAAAGCATACAATCAAGATTGAAACCTACTCCCGAACTGGCTTTCAATGAATATCGAACTGGTTCGGGTAAATTGTGCTGCCTCATATAAGCAAGAATATCCTTTTGTGTCCAATCAGCCAAAGGATAAACCATACCGTTATTCTCGTAACCGTTTACCTCATACCCTTTCAACATAAGCCTACGATTCATACCATCAGCTTTTTTCATGCCCAAGAATGTATAATAAACTCCATGAGTAAGCTGCATAGCCTTTACCACATCTGCCAACTTCAATAGCTTTACTTTCGGATTTGGCACACAATACATACCGCCACGGAGAATATAAGTAAGATTCCAATGTGGTACTTGAACAAACTCTATTTTCGGATATTTGGCTTTAGTCCAGTTTATCCAACGGTTAATATATTCCAAATTCTTGACAAAATACATGAACACGCAAACAATCCGGTCAAACTTCGGATAGACTAAATCAAGCAGAACAAGCGAATCTTTACCAAGTGATAAAAACAGTAAAGCCTCATTCGATTTTACCCGAATGAGGTCTATATATTGACTCGCTTGTTCTACTTTGTTCATAGCTAGCCACCACTTAAACCAAATGAAGTACGAAGATCACTGTAACGCTGTCTGCGTGATCCTAACTGTGTGGCACTTGCTGTACCTCTACGATTGGCAACCAATCTACCACCTGCCCCTGCACCATTCATATTTCTGCGAGGCCCGGCTACTCTGTTAATTCTTCTTGCGACTCTGCTTTCTAATTTTAAAAATTAAACAAATCAATCTATATGTTTTTCTAATATCTTGCCCAAAGTATAATTCATTTGTGCAGCAAGATATTCTTCGCCTTGATGTTCGTAAACAATATCATTACCGTTTTCATCTGTGAGAATAACAGCTTCTGCTGCTTTCACTTCAACGATAATATAAGGACGTTTACCTGTATATGCACCTGTCAGAAGCTTGATTGCATCGTACTTGATAGGCTTCAATTCTACCTCACCTTCTTCAGGCAGTTCTGCATCAGCCGGATATTCTTTACCGCTACATAGGTAAGTGATATACTTCTTAGCGTTAGTTGGTCTGATTTCACGGTATTCGTGGGTTTTCTTGCCTGCCAAGATTTCATCGAAATACTTCTGTTTGATGCTTAATGTAAGAATGTTCATAATCGTGTCATTTTTTTAATTAATACTCAATAGTTGCGGGGGGCTGAATCGAACAACCGACCTTCACCAAGTCAAAGTGAAAAGCTACCACTGCTACACCCCGCGATAGTACCCCAAAGGTACTACCACAACCAAAGATAACGAAATATCTTCAATCGTTATACACGACAATCGGCTTATTGTCGTGAACTAAGCCATTTATCCCGTCTTTCTCTACACGCCTCTAAGGTAGGCGCACAACAAGCAAAGAGTTCACCACTTTCAGTACGGTAATCGTACTGTACATTCTCACTCTCTTACCTCTCAACCTGGTGTTGTAGGTAGTGTAATTCTCTTTACCGGGCTGGCATACGCTGCAACCTCTTTCGTCGTTAATTGAGTTCATAATTAAATCCCCATTTTACTAATTATTTTCTGACTGATTTTTTCTGCAACCATAGTTTTCAGCTCTTCAATATCAAGAAGGGACACAATGATATTTGCATCAAATTCTTTGGCTACATTCTTTGCAACTGCTCTAACAAATGTGCCGTCTTGTATTGATTTGCTTACGCTTTTGCCTATTCTTCTTGTTACTTCTGCATTTACTATCTGCTCAATATTGAGGCTTTTTACAGCATCACTGACAGCTTTAGACATTGCATTATTCAATGCCACACTGTCTACATCAAGTTCTAACGTACAATTACCTTTCATTTATAATCTATATTTAATGTTTCGCATTCAATTTTTCACATTCAATCTTTCTTCACTCGTATAAGCCACTACAAGCCCTGTTTCATCATGCTGTATGGTGATGTACTTCTCGCCTCTCTCTATGGTAGAAAAGTCGTATGGTGTACATAGCTTACCCAATACCTTGCCCAGTTGTTTCATTAGTGGGGCTTCAGGGCTGATAACTAAAACTAAATCCGCTTTCATAATCGTGTATATTGTGGCAGCTCGAAAGCTACCGGATTAGAACTCAACCAATATCAATCTTTCTAAAGAACCTGATGCTTTCACCCACATATGATTATGTCCGAAACCATAATCGAAAAACAGTTTAAAATAAGGGTATCTTACTATTAAAGAGTTCATACAGCCTCTTAACTCGTCTTCTGACATACAAGAAGTTATTTCATTGATAATTTGAACGAAAAGGTGTAAAACTTCTGGTTCATTATTCAATAACGGTTTTTCTATAACTGCTTTTAAAAATATATTTTCTTTCATATTCTTCTATATTGCGCAGGGCTTTCGCCCTGCTGGTTAATTATTTAATATCGTAATCTCTTTGTTGCCTATCTCTGTATCTACATTCAGAACCTCATACCTTTGAGCCTTGTAGTTATAAACGACTTCACAAGTATTAAACCCTCTACCGTCTTCTCTTTGGTCATAAACAGTATCTATATGCTGATACCTTTTATTGCCTAACATGAAGTTTATCTTACCTGATGTACAGAAGTAGAATGCTACTGCATACTTCAATGTTTTCTTTTCATCAATCTTCTTTGTTGCCTTAATCATATATCTTTTAATTGTTATTACTTCGTTTCTGATGATACAAAAATAGTATATTACGTAACATATAATACTATTTATATAGTTAATAAAATATAAATATATTATTTTACGTAACATATACTAATTATATAAGTATATTTGCATCATGGAAAAGGAAGATAAAAGGAGAGTTATACACGTAGAAATGAAAGCGACAGGTAAGCATAGATACTTTGCTTCACCTGCTGCCATCTATGATGTATTTTCAAGCCAAGAACTCGGAATTGCCCGGCAGTCACTTCTGAACTACTGGCAAAAGACGGAAGAGCCTTATGAAAATGCAATCTGCATTATTAGGAAGGGAGAATTAGAACGTAAAAAGAAAGGAGTTATATTATGATGAAATTATCAGAAATTAGAGATGCTTACGAAGAAATCTCAGGAAAACTTAGTGATATAAATCGCCAATTATGCTTTGCTGGATTTGCAATTATATGGATTTTTAATAAGACAGATAACGATATTTCCGTACCTACTGAATTATATTTACCAGCATTACTATTGTGCGCTTCATTATTTTTTGATTTACTGCAATATGCTATATCAACATTTGTATGGTATGGCTATTATTTATGCAAGCGAGAAAAGAACAATAAAGACGAAAATATAGATGTTAATGAACCGGAATGGCTAAATACAATTTCCTGGTTGATTTTCATTATAAAAATAATCTCACTTATAATAGGGTACATTCTAATTGGAAAATTCTTAATCTCAAAAATATAAAAATTATGGCAAAAACAAACAATCAGAAGCCCAGTTCCCCAAAAACTAAAGTTACTAAAAACATTCCTTCACATCGCAGTAGTAAAAAAGGAACGCTTAATGAATCAACAAACACAGGGACTGGCCCAAGAACACCTAAAAAGTAAAATAAAGCCGGAGCGCTAAGCCCCGGCTCATTAATTGATTAGCCCTTTGATTCTTAACCGATTTACGATTTCGGTATAAAGATACTCTATATCCCCGCTGAAATCCCCATAGTTCTGATACAAAAACACGACATCAGCACAATTGTCGGAAATTGTACTTTTGGACTGAACCCCAAGCACCCTTGACATCTCTTCACGTAACCCTGCTGTCATTTTTCCACCAGCAAGCGAGCTTGGAGAAAACAAATACAGGATAATGAAAATGAACTTCTTCCGCTGGGTAACACTGTCAATATTCGGTGGACATCCTCTCTCATTCAGCAACTCAACGAATATTTTGTAGATTTCATGGATAAGGCTTTTGTCTTTCAAAATTGGGGTGGTCAAGGCGTTTTCTTCTTCTGAAAGTTCTGATTTCTCGATACGAATCTTTTTAAGACGAATTATTTTGTTAAAATCCAGTTCCATAACACGATTATTTTAAAAGTAAATAGTATATTTGCATCATAATCGTGTAAGGAAGAGCTGATTCATGGTCGTGCGTGGGTTGGCTCTTTTTCATTCTTCCCCATTCGTGCTGACGAATGGTTTCTTTTCCAAATCATAGCAGGTGATATATACCCGTTTCCCATTAACATCACATAGAGCAAGGGCATATCCTTTCTCCAGTATTTTAACCGGCTGATTGTCGCAATAGACAGTACTTCCAACCGGAACTCTTATAAAATGACGTACTATCATTTGATTATCTTTAGCTTGTTATACCAGCGTGAAGAGAAAGGGAACCACCCGATTAGGAATGATTCCCCGAAAATAGTTACTTTATATAGTTTGCTCATATTTGTTCAGTTTTGCTCTAATTTATTCTAACGTACTTACCTGCAATATCACAAGTTTTTATTACCTCCGCATTATCCTCACCAAAAGCGATGAGAATACTACCACAGCCGGGAGAATCTCCACGAGTTCCGTCTGGACGGAAGAATCTGATTCGGTTACGCAAGAATTTCATTGCCGTTGCCTTCTCGAATATCACATCCTGAAACATCTTTGAATCGCAACGATTGAAAAGTAAAGCAATGCCGTTTCCATGTTCTGCCATCCGTTTAACGAAACATTCTATAAGAGGACGGGAATAAGGTGGGTTCAACCAAACGCGACCTTTCCATTCCTGTTTTAATCCATCGTCATTTTTGTTGTACATGACATTTGCCGTTTTATAGGGGGGGGCTACTGGGGCACATGGGTCTAAATCAAATTCACCCAATGCGTCTATAATTTCTTTCGGTGTGTACCATTCATCGGTACTATTAGCCGATTTTTCAAAGGTTGTATTCATTTCTGTTCCGTTATTAGTTAATTGGCAGTTTCATAAAGCACATCCATATCGTTTTACTTTGTCGGCCAGTGGTATGCCCAAACAAAGGCTTATAAGGTATAATGGATAAAACTTCATTGACTTTTATTTCACTCTCACTCCATTTGAATACCAATGTCCCGTTGGGCTTTAGGACACGCATACATTCATCAAAACCGCTTTTTATCATTTCTTGCCAATTATCCGGAAGCCTACCATATTTCTTTGCCATCCATGATGTTTTGCCAAGTGTTTTCAAATGTGGCGGGTCAAACACGACCATGTAGAAAGAGCTATCCTCAAATGGCAAGTTGGTAAAATCAGCCACTATATCAGGTCTTATTTCTATTATCCTAATCTTATCTCTGTCCTTGGCCGTAAGTGTTTCCGAACGTTTGTCAACAAATAAGGCAAGAGGATTATATTTGTCAAACCAAAACATTCTACTGCCACAACAGGCATCTAATATAAGTTTTCCATTTTCCATTAAGCTATTTCTTTTGATTTCTTCAATCTCAACTTTCTCAATACTTTGCAAAGTGCTTCAGTATTTTTTCTCGCTTGTGTAACCTCCACCGCATTCCCGATAAATTTCTTTTGGTCAGCTTGTGTGCCTATTAAAACATAATCTTCAGGGAATCCCATAATCTTTTTGAGTTCCGGAATGCGAAGCATCCGCATTTTAATATCCACTATGCCATACAGTGCCATGAACTCCTTTATCTTCACGGTCATAGGACTATCATTGTTGTAGATTTCAATCGCTACCTGACCGCTTTCTGTTGCTACCAGATAAGGCGGCATCTTATCCATGCGGGCTATTAATGTGAAGCAGGGGCTATCAACAGAGCCGCCAGCACTGTTGAACTGTGGATTCATCAGATAGTGCCATTTCCTGTTTGCGGTAATGGTCTGGGAGGGTTCCTCTATACTGCTACCTACATTTGAGAATGCAGTATTCATTATCCACGGCTGGTATGTTACCAAGTTTTGTTTCGGTGTTGTGGTAACAGCGGGGCATGGCGAGTTTATATCAGACACCTGACCACCTCCAGAATATTGATTCATAAAAAATGGAGATACAAGAGAAAGTCTGTCTTTCGTCAGAAGTGTAGGACAAGGCTGGTTAATATCCTTTCCTGTATCCTTAAAGTTATAAGAACACATAAATTGGCTTTCAATTAAAGCCATCCTGTCCTTCGTTGTGACCGTAGGTGCAGGAAGTTCCACCGAATGATTATGCCCGTTCCCATAGTAAGCCGATACAAAAACGTGGTGGTCTTTACAAGTGATTGCTCCAGCCGGTTCTTCCACTGATACGTTCTTGCTGTCGGGGTGTCCGCTAAACTGCTTAGAGAGGAAACAAACTTGCGCTACTCCAAGTCTGCTTTGCGTGGCTACCACCGGACATGGTTCGTCAATCCCAGGAGCGTTATATTTCCCTGTACGGCTCATAGAATTATACTTTACGAGGAAGGCATCCTTTCCGCCGGCTACAAACTTGATAAGTCCGGCATAGATACGTTCAAGCGTTTTCTCTGCAAGAGGCTTTTCCCTGAAGATGGTAGTTCCTTCATCAGAGAAATCAAGCACATCTTTTACCGGCTTCCACTTCTCCAGCCGCGAGAACATATCTTGCCTACCACCTTTACAGTGGGTCGGTTCAGGGAATACTATCGGCAAGTTCTTTTTAGCAAAGATGCCGAAGAAGCGTTTTCTTGTGGTGTAGGCACCGAAGTCGGCAGCATTTAAGATGCGGTGCTCAAAGTTGTAACCGTACTTCTTGACATTGCGCACCCACTTTTGATAAAGCCGGCCTTTGTCCATGCTGATAGGTTTCCCATTCTCATCCATATCTCCCCATGACATAAACTCTTCTACATTTTCAATCTGAATGTAGTCAGGGTCTATAACATCAATATAACGGAAGAGATGTTCTGCCAACGTTCGGCTGTCGGCATCTCTCGGCTGACCGCCTTTGGCTTTCGAGAAGTTGGTACACTCCAAAGAAGCATGAAGCATTATCATGGCATCAGGGTATAGCTGACGGATACGTTCTACAATAGTGCTTATCGGGGAAAGTTCCAGTGTACGGATATCCTCAATAAAGTGAAGTGCATCAGGGATATTGGCATCATGTGAAAGGATGGCATTCTTGTCATGGTTCACACAGCAAACAACCTTTCCACATCTATTTCCATCCAATCGTGCTTCTTCCACACCTTCGGACAAACCGCCGGCGCCACAAAAGAGATCAATAACAAATAGTTCTATATCGGACAGACCTTCAATGGATTTTAAGATATTTTTCTGCGATTTCATAACTTCTCCTTTTTAAACAGGTGGCTGAACGCATTATCCAAATCCAAGTCCAGATTCAGTTTGGACGGGAAAGATTTAATGTATTCGTACATCTTATAAGCGAGGTTGTCATCATCACCGCATCTGTCAATCAGTGTGAGCAACATGGCGTTCACCATGTCAGAATCATTGCCGAAGTTTTCCTGAGTGGATTCGCTGCAATGATTCACATCACTTTTCAATCTCTTTATCGCGGCTATGACTGTGTTGAAGTTTCTTTTTGAATCGTGCCGCAATTCAAAGCCTTCCTTCTTGTATTGCTGCTGCATTTCTAGAAGGTTGGTTTCTAAAACGTCCGTGAGGACAAATACGATGTTGGTTATCGTATTCAGTTTGTCTGTTCCTTGCATAATCGTGTATTCTTATTTCTAATTCGAATGAATCCCCTTCGTTCTGTTTCTTCTAACAGTGGAAAGTCTTCATTCTTGATTTCACATTCTGTTTCGTAGTTCACGGAAGTATAACTTGGGATATTGAACTTTTTCCGGATTCTTACGATAACATCCGGATTTCTTGTTACCCAGTAAACGGTTATTCTCATGGTGATATCAGCATTTTTCTAGCTTCCTCATCTCCTGCATCAGCACGGTGCTTGATTTCAATGTACTCAGCATAAGAGATTCTGTTATCTCCACGCTCCTCTATCTCTTTTTCACGTTGGTTTCTGTATCGTTCACGCTCTTTCCGTTCAATATCTTTCCGACGTTCAGAAACGTAGTCCAGCATCGCACTTGTTATTTTCAATGGATCTATTGAACCGTAGAACCGCCCATACTTCCCTGACTTAAACCGTGCTATGAAAAAACAGATTTCAGCGGCATTTATATAATAATACTCCGAAAGGAATATCTCCGATAGTTCAGAAAGTTGCTCTTTCGCTATCTTGGTTGAAACTTCTGCAAAGTCATTCAATGAGCCAAATTGTATCTTTAGCCATTCTATCGGTGTTTCATCCCCATAAGTAGAAGACAATAGCCCTAAACTCGGAATGCTGTCATTCAACGCCAGTTCTGAATGGGTTGCATTACATCTGACAAGTTTGAACTGCAAATCAGGGTTGTAATCAAGAATGAATTGTGCAGGATCGGGATATTTATTCAATAACGCCCTCTGCTTCAAGTTCCTTTCTCTTTTTTGCGGCAGCTTCTCTAACGGTTGTAGCGACTGCAAGAACTGAATCACGTTTTCGCTGCTCGCTATCCTGTTGATTTTTACTAAGTCTTGTCCCATTATAGTTTCCTTCCAATATTTTAGTAAAGTTTGCTTGTTTGAAAATCCAATCAAAGTCGCATTTCCAATTGCGGTCATTAGCTCCAAGTAAGAACGGGGATTGAAGAATGAGATTGAAAACACTCCTCACTGACTCTTTCCCATATTGGGCTATCCGGGCTTTTACAGCCTTTTTTCTCACATCAGTCATTGATCTTATCTGCTGGAGTCTGTCTTTGAATGTGGTATTATAGTATTCCATCAATCCGCTGTAATCAATCTTTTCAGAGGGGGAGGGCGAAGAAAGCTTGGCTTTCTTTGATACTCCGTCAGGAGTATTTTCTTTCTTTTGATGTAGAGATATATCTATATACTCTCTTTCTTCTTTCTTTGTATTTGTGCCCTCTGTGTGCCCTGATTTTTGTAAAAGTTCGGATTGCGGTAGATTGCTGTTCATGGGCTGTGCCCCAAGTTGTGCCCTTAGTTGTGCCCATTCGTGTCTTAATTCATTGATTTCCTTTTCAATACCTGTGTCCTTACTTGTGCCCTTGGTTGTGCCCATTGGATTATATTCTTCATATTTACATAAGGTTATAAGGTTCATTCCTTGATTGCACTCAACAGTTATCATACCTTTCTTTCTAAGATGCACAAGAAAGGAACGCACCTTCTTTTCAGACCATTTCCAACGCTGTGACAGAAATCTTATGGATGCAGGATATTGACCTCTTGAATAAGAGATTTCTCGACCTCCGATACTCTCCTTTCGGGGCGTTGCCTCAAATCGTGCAGACTGAATTAAGTCTAACCACGCTTCGCAACTGCTAAAAGTACGGGCTTCATTCCACATTTCATTCGAGAAAAACCTGCGGCTTAGCCTCAAAAATCCTTCGTCCATAGTCTTAGAATCTCACGTTAGTTAATTGCCTTCCGTTAGAAAATACAGCCCACTTACCATTACCGCTATCAAACAATCGTAAATCCGACACCTCTCCGAAACGTTTGATGTTACCGCATAAATCCACAATCCATCCACATTCTTTAGAAGGATGCGGGCGGATGGCACGACCGACTATCTGATACCACATGGCAAGTGACATTGTAGGACGTGCCATAACGACCGTATCAAGTTCCGGATAGTCAAAGCCAGTCGTAAGTACACCCACATTAGCTACTACCGGAATTTCACCAGCTTTGAACGCCTCAAGAATATGTTCACGTTCTTTCTTAGGAGTATCACCTGAAACGATAGCGCAACCGGGTATTGACATCGTTAACCGTTCCGCTTCTTTCAAAAAACGGGTAAAGACCAAAATACCCTTCCGTTTTCCTCCGGCTTTGGGATTCATCAGCCTTTGGACGATATGAACGAGATAACCGTAGAAGTCTATCCGTTCATATTCTTTTTGAACTGACCTATCCGTATAGTCGGCACCAGTAGTATTTACTTTCAAGTTAAGTTCATTCCACCCTGAAGGATTCATTGAATAGTAATCCAACTTCGCCAAGTAGCCCATATCTAATAGGGTTGATACCTGTACATGATAAATGACCTCTGAAAAGACATGAGGTTTTGTCCGAGTGATAAATTTCAGCATGGAACCGAAATCACGACTGGAGCTTAAACGGTATGGCGTTGCTGTCAGTCCAAGAACCTTACACTTCACTGCATCAAAAAAATCCTTGTACATTCCCTCTTTGGGGTTTACAAGATGACATTCATCCACAATGATGTTCTTGAAGTGGGTAAACAGTTCGGGATGATTCTTCACACTGCCGATGGTGGCAAATGTTATCCGGCTTATCTCCTTTGAGTTAAAGGATGCTGAATAGATACTGCAATCAAGAATACCGTATGAACAGAGTTTCTTGAAATTCTGTTCGAGTATTTCCTTCGAGGGCTGGAACACCAAGGTATGACCGTCAAGCCTTGCGGCTATATCCGCTATGATAAGCGACTTTCCGCTGCCCGTAGGTAACACCATAATGGCATTTGTTTTCTTCGCCTTGTTATTGAAGAAAGAAACGGCAGCATCAGAGGCTTTCTGTTGGTAATCTCTCAAACGGAATTGCATTTTCTCAATAAGTATTTGATTAATAATTCTTCATTTCTATTATTTCTCCTAAAGTTCTGCCATGCGGCTCCATAACTAAGATTATGCTTTTCGCAAAATTCAGAAAGAGAATACCGATTGCCATCAATATGTATATATACAGTATTAGTTCGGTTTCTAACCTGCTCTTTTCTGGTAGCCCATTTACAGTTTTCAGGAGAATAATTTCCGTTTACATCTTTTCTATCAATAGTAAGCCCTTTTTGATAACCACTATTCAAAGCCCAATTAACAAACGACTCAGGATTATTTTTCCATTCTTCACAGATACCTATTCCCCTGCCTCCATAATTTTTATAGCTTGAATGTTTAGGTGAATAGCATCGTTCTTTCATACATCTAAAAATCCTATAAATATCAGTTCTTGACAAACCGTGCCTATAATTATACTTAGTGATTCTATCTTTTGTTTTACACCCACAACTTTTTGATGTTCCATTTCGTAATCCATAAGCACTAACAGAATGAATAGAACCACAATCACATTGACAGATATAATAAGATTTAATTCCTTTATGGTCTAATCTATCCAAATCCTTATGCAATACAAGCCATCTACCGAACTTATGTCCTGACAAATCAGGCATCTTATTACATGATTTTTTATAACTCATAACCCTTTCTCCTTTCGTAATTTCTTATTAAGTGCTTTGTAATACTTGATTAGCTGTTCGTACTCAAAATCAGTCATTTTGGAAGTACCATCAGCTTTCACTTTCAGCAAGTCAAATTTCTGTTGCCCGATTTTGGCTATCAGATTCACCCGATAGTCTTCCAAATGATCGGCTTTGAACCTGTTGCAGTGCCGGCATTCGGCATGGCAATTGTTCTCATCAAACCGTGTTGCCAAATGTGTACGACTGAAATAGTGCCCGCAGTCGGCTTGCACGAATGGTTTTATCTGTCCACATGATATACATCGGAAGAATCCGTTTGGCATACAATCACGAAGCCGGATAAAAAGGGAAAACTCCTTGTCGAGCTTAGCTTTCAAATCCGGCTTCTTCTTTACTGTTATCCCTGCTTTATCAAATAAAGGCATAGGTTTTTCTTTCTTCTTTGGTTTTCGTTTTATGTAGTATGGCATTATTTTATATATTTGCGGGTGTAATATTTGTATTCACTCTAAAATCATATTTATATGAAGAACTATCGTATTATTTTCACTCATCATGGTAATGAGTATTCCTTTACAAAGGCGATAAGTGCCAATTTATCACAGTATAATTTTGAAGTAGCATATAGAACTGAAATCAGAACTTATATGACAAATCATGGATTAAATGGGAATTATGAAGTTGTTGGTGTCATAGAAATATGAAAAGTAACTATTAGTAAATAAGAGGATGTTTTTATCATTAAGCATCCTCTTGTTATGTGGTGGTATCGGCAGGATTCGAACCTGCATGAGCTTTCTGCTTTGAGTAACCCTTCCGGCTGGGTAAAGCTCCAGTACTCGTCGTGCGTCTACCAATTCCGCCACGATACCAGATGCCCGTCTTTCCGGGCTGTCAATTATACTTCGATGATTACGATGTCAGGTGCAACACCTTTGATTGCTTCAATCTGTTCGTCAATCACCTTGTTTTTGTATTCCTCAATGGTTTCATTCGCACCAGCAGAAACCAAAGAAAGTGAAACATCACGACCATCTACATCAGCATAAATTTCAACTTCGATTTCCTCACAAGCAAAGCCTTTGAAAAGAGGAATATTCAGTTTGAAGGATTTCGGAAGATTAGAATCAACCACCTGAGAATAATTATCCGTCTTGCTGCCGTTTTCCTCTTTGCTGCGCTCGATGTCTTGGTTAACCTTTGCTTTGAAATTCTTCAAAGTGGAAACCAGCATCATGTTTTCTGATTTATCCTTGAAGAAAGCACGGTGCATCTTGAAGAACTGGGATAGCTTGACAGGTTCCCATTTCTTATCCGTGTTAATGCCAAATTCCTGCATTTCTTTTGAAGCCTGTAAAATACCACTGATTCCAGTCTGATAGTAGTTGGTTTCATCAATAGTTAATGCCAACCCCATCTTATCACGGTTTACGATGATATTGGTCGATTTCTGATTAATCAGTTCGACACGCTTTTCCAACCATCTGAGAGGTGCATCTATCGTTCCACTGATAACTACTAGCTCCGGTTCTTTCGGGTCAAGTGCTACCGGTGCTTCGCCTTCTCTTAATACTACTTCAATAGGTTTGCCGTTGTAATCTTTAGGCACAACCAAGTTGATTTTGTTTTCGCTCATGATTCTGTTCCTGCTTTACGGTTAATACTGAATACTGTCTTTTGCATCTCCTGTGGCATAATGGGACGGCTATAAACCAGTTCGCCCAGCTTGTTGTAGAATCCTGCCATCTTTTCCTCGTGATAGAGGATTTTGGCACATTCTTCATTTTCTACAAACTCAGAACCTCTCTTAATGTGGTCCAAAAGTTCCTGCTTTTCTTCGTTCAAAGGTTTCAGACGTTCTTTGAACTCGTCCATAGCCTCTTTCTTTTCTATCTAAATATCATTGATGGTGATTGATACTTCAGCTAATGTTTCTTTCTTTTGCGCCAATTCTTCGGGTGTGAATCGGTGAGTATAACCGATTTTCTCCACTGCATCGGCATTGTCCTGAAGAAACTGCCATCGTTCCTGTTCAGGAATGTCTTGTCCTAAAAATTTGTCCATATTATCTATAACTTATTTTGCCAAACTCATTGTAAACCTTTCTTGCAGTACCCATAGTATTATAAACTGGAATATAGCTTCTTTGAGAGGCTTTCTCTATTTGGTGAATACCGCTGGATTTAGGGTTGATTGATTTTTCAGGATGAAAGAATCTTGCTACATCTTGGGGAAATTTTCTTTTCTTCATAATCTCAATTTTTAAATAAATTCATTATTACGTTCAATTTCTTGTTGTGCGTAGATAAGCATCTGTTGTTCGTTAGCGGCAGGCAAATAGATACCTGCCACAGATGCGCTCCAGTTTCGGAAACGGTCAATACTCAAAGTCATTTCACCTGTTGTCAGCTCGGCAGAACTGCGCAAATAAGTTACTTCATTGCCTTTCTTGTTGACCGTCTTACGTTCAAACAAATCACGGTTGCAAGTCCTCTTATAAAAATCAATTTTTGCTTCGTCGAGACTGCAACCGTACTCACTACCGAAATACCCTAAAAGAAGATGCAAGTAGCTGTTTTGAGCAAGCGTGCGGTTAGGTAGTTTCTTTTTCACTTCCACCACCGCACGTTCACTAAACAGCTTGTTTACATACTCCTTGAACTTGGGTATTTGAAATTCATTCTTCAAGTCGAACAACATACGCTAAAAAGGCAAATCGTCCTTTACATTGCCATTAACATCAACCGGAGGCGGGAAATTCTGTGGCTGTTGCTGATAGGTCGACTGTGGCGCTGGCTGTTGTACCGATGTTGTTTGTTGGGATTGCGATACACCACCACGCGCATCTATTTTGTAGCACCGAATAGATGCCATACGTTTGAGTTCTCCGTCTTGATTCGTCCAAGAACGCCCTTGTAAGACAAACGATACAGTAACAACATCACCCTGATTAAAGCGGTCAAGTTCTGCACACTTATCGCCTGAAAACTCTAAGGGAATAACATTCTCATACTCGCTACGCTCTCCCGTATAAGGGTCGTAAGTAGTAGCATCTAAAATAAACTCCCGTTTTGTAAATGAGGAACCACCGTTTTTGGATGGTATTTGAACGGTTTGTCCAATTTCGATTATCCGTCCGGTTATTTGGTTTGCCATTAATTTTCTCCTCCAAAAATCTTTTTATCGGTTATAAGTTCTCTGTTTTCTTCCAAAAACCGGATAAATTCCTCACAATGATTAGTAAGAATAGGAATATCACGTTCAGGATTGAAAACGTATGTTTCTGTATAGGTATCTACCACATAACCGCCTTTGTTGAACTCCACAATGTTATACTCAAATGTCCGTACATCAGAACCGTTCTTCATTAAAGCGTATGGATATACTAAATGCTGGTGGTGATCTTTGAACTTTCCCACGGTATAACTACCGGTTGTTTTGATGTCGTGAACACTGGTAGGCATCAGTTCGTCAATCAGACCATAAACCAATACACTACCGTATGCAGTAGGCAAGATGGCTTCTACTCTTTGTTGGGTTAATGCTCCTTTGTAGTAGTTGGCAAACTCGCGGCAAAGGTCAATGTGAAAAGTGAAAGTGCGATTGTTGTAAACAGCTTTTATCCCGTAAGGTTTTCCGTCATCGTGATATGCCTTGCTAATTTCCATTATAGAAGATTTACGGTTCTCAATCATACAATCAATGATTTCATTGAAAGCCGTACCACGGTCTGCCGCTTCGCTATCGAATGGCTTGCGGTTAATCCGGTCTATCAGTTCTTGAAACTGTTGTTCGTGAAATTCTTCAGGAGTATGGGGTGGATTTTCTGACCACCCCCAGTACTTATCCCAAATCACATCACTATTCAGATATGCCCCAAAGGCATCAAGAAGCGTTGCGTAAATACGATATTTAGGCTGCTGGTTCATATTTCTTTTCTGAATTAAGTTTCAGATTCAAAGACTTCGCTTTGTTAGCTACCAACTTTGCCGCCATTTGCTTTGAAGAACCAACGTGCTCAAAGTTATCTATTTGCGCGATAAAATTATTGGCAGATTCCGCATCCGTAATAAGTTCGATCTGTTCTTTTATCTCTTCAATAACTTTATCATACTTTTCCTGTGCCTCTTTCTTGGCAGCAAGCATACCCAAATACGAATTGATTATCTTGGCGGTGATAAAGTCGTTCTTTGCGGTTGGATTAGCATTCTTGTCAAGGATGGTAGGAACTTCCATCACTGAAGGAAGATTGCAAGTATTCTTACCGTCATTTCTTGAAGTTGGGTCAAAAGTGATGGTACGTCTTTGGACGCCTCTTTCGCTTTTCATTTCAAGATAACCGAGCAAATCCAGTTCAGTAACGATAGAGTTGTAGGATTTTTCACGCAAGGCAGGGATAAACACCGTATCATCACCTTCTTTTCTTGTGTCGCGATGGGCAACGAAAATGATGTGCTTGTTAAGCCCCGAAAGTGTTCGTGTCATCCATGAAAACTCCGCATTGATACCGCTCCAATCCTTGATAGACGGTTGGCGGCTGCCACATTTATAAGTAATGATGAAATCCATCATCTTGCCAATGGTATCTACCACGATTGTCTGATAGGCAGACAAATCCTCCTGCAAGACCTGTTGAACATCACTCCATGAAGTGACCTGTACAGTATCTATGTTTTCCAAATGCGCCATATTCATACGCTTAACGCCATTATCGAAATCCAATAATAACGGTTTCGGTGCGCTCAATGCCACTGTTGATTTTCCCATACCAGCCTGACCGTAAATCATCATCTTTACAGTGGTAGGAATTACTAATTCATTTGATTTTTTAATAAGACTCATAATCGTAAAATTTAAAGGGTTTATATTACTTTCATTCTATTCAAAAATCTGTTGATCGACTCCAAATTGTACCAAATCATTTTTCCATCTTTGGCAAATGAAACCTGGGCGTTATTCCTAAGTTTATCAAGGTAATCAACGCTACACCCCAAATAAGCCATCGCTTCATCCTTATTAAGCCAAAGTTTCTGTACGGATTCAACCTTTCCTCTTTTCATATCATATCTTTCAGAAATTCTATTTTCTCTTCTCTAATCCGTCTTGCCCTACGCATATCCGAATGGAAATCCTGATAAAACGTAATTGAAAACACACATAATAAACAACAGGCGATAACAGAACGGGCTATTGGTGGGAAATCCATAGTGAATTTCATGCCAGCCAGACGCTCATATAGCATGGTCGCCAGTTCTCTTCCATTTCTTACATGAAGAATCTCAAAAGCCTTCTGCAACTGGTTGTTTATCGTGCTCACAGCCCTGCATTTCAAATCGGCTATTTCCTTCTTCTCATACCCTTGTGCATACATTCGTGCCGTAATCTCGCATTCAGGTGTAAGTTCATTAAAAACTCTCTTCATAATCGTGCAAGTCAGCTGATTAATAATTGCGGATAACCTCAATATATCCGGCTTCCCTGTTAGTGTCCACCGAATACAAAGTTTGCTCCTTGTCTATTATCCGATCAATCCTTGCCAGCCTGTTAAGATCAGCGGTACACCTGCGAAGCTGTCCGGCAAGTTTGTCGCTAAAGTCAAAGCTGATTCTGTCATTCTTCTTTTTCAGCTTTTTCTTGATTTCTGTTCTTTCTTTCAGTTCTTTTGCCATAAGAGTAAAATTTAATTAATGATTCGTGGATGGTAAGGGAATCGAACCCCTCTCAATCGTGCCAATTGTTTGCGCAACACGAAGCTCTAACCGATAAGCTAACCATCCGATTAAAAAAGGTGCACTATCCTCACGGACAGCACACCCAGTACAAACACAATATAAAACACGAATATCTAATCTATTATCAGAACAATGCTTTTAACCGCGTTCTTGAAATGATCAAACTTCCGGTTCAAATCACTCCAAGATTTATACCATGTATTTTTCTCTTCAGCTAATTTCTCGTTAGCCTCTTCCAGTTCCTGCACACGCCTTACTAAATCTTCATGCGTCATGCCTCTTAATTCTTCCACTGTCATAATCGTATAAATTTAAAATGTCGTTAAAAAGGTAGGAGTCGAACCTACTTCTTGTAAGCTAAATGAATATATAAATTAGAATATAAGTTAATACCAACAATTAATCGCTTACACGCATTCCAACAATGCTACTTCATAAATTACCGCCCAGCTGGTTTACAAGGTGATTGTGCACTCATCCCCATGCGCCTTGTGCCGGATTATAGGACTACTTTTTAGTGGTCTGTTTTAAGTTCTCTATAAGTTATTCTCATGAGCGACACACACCCTACACATATAACACTCATTATAGTGATAGAGAATATTTTCATAGGACTGTAAGTAGTAATAGCCCCGTAAAGCATACCGGCAGCACATATACTAACCAATATAGATAAAACGAATTGGATTGTTTTCATAATCGTATAAATTTAAATAAGTATCTGTACCCTAATCGAATAGCAGAACCTTATTTCAGTTCAGTACAGACTATAAGACCTTTCAGCGATACTTGTGCCTAACCAAGCATACTCACCACGCTAAAGACAAATTGGCGTGCTGAAAGTAAAAATCATTTCAACTTCGTGGCTTTACCACCATCAGACATATACAACCATTCGCCCATTGTCGGCTTATCCTCGGTTGCTATCGGTGTCAATTCCGTTCCACTTGCACCCACCACTATCCACCATCACTGGCTTCGCTTACGTGCCTTCGCAGAAATATATCTTTTTATCGTATCAATATGTCAAAGAACCAATCAATAGTACCCTACCCGATTCTCGCTATCGGTTGCCGTTCAATCCGTCTGTAGGGCTGTCGTGCGTTGCATAATCGTGTATTATGCGTATCGGCTGATACCTTGTACCCGGCATAGAGCATCGTAGTCCATGCCATCATCTTCACAAGTTTCAAAACCTTTTAAGGCATCTTCCAAACTGTCTATCTCATCCGTTATCAACTGGATAGCTTCTTTTTTGCTATCAGCATTGAACATCAGGCAGACAGCCTCTTCATCATTGTTATGGGCAGCCTCTAAATCTTTATAAAGGCTATCCAACTGCTGGTTAATCGTGTAAGCATTCATATCCATATCTTTTATGCGATTGACATCAGATTAGCTTTTTTGAAGCATCTGAATTCTTGGCGTTCAGTATCATAGTAAGTCTGGACGGTATCATTCTTTTTTCTGTTGTCAGTACCAGTGATGGCAGGCATCAGCTTTTCATTTAGTGTACCGTATGCCTCACGAACGGAACCATCCACTTTTTTGAAGTAGAACTTCACTATCTTCTTTTTCATCTCACCTTTCAGTTTCAAATTAGCCCAAGCGACCTTCATTGCTTCGCTCATGGTGTAGCCATTACGCTTAACGAACTGCCAAGCAAGGCTCATTACTTCGTGTAAAAATTCTCTTGTTCTCATAATCGTGTATTTTAATATGTTTATACTATTTGAAATCTGAATTAATCTTCGTTTCTTTGTATCAGTTTAATTTGATAATGCAAATATACTATCAATTTTGATATGGCATATCATTTTTGATTATTATTTGTGTTAATAATATCTAATTTGATTAATCTAAAATGATAACATTAAGACAAATAATTAGAAGTCAAGGCGTTACAAATAAAGTAATAGCTGATGCGTTAGGCATAGAATCTACCAATATAGGTAGATATGATGATTTATCTAAAAGAAGACTATCAGAATTGATAATCATATCTAAAGCCTTGGATATGTCTCTAGGCGATCTTGTCCAACAGGCAATGGCTGATGAGATTGAACTAGGAGATGTTACGATTATCAATAAGCCTAAATATATAGAAAAGATAGATGAAGAAGGCATAATTAATCTATATGACATTGAGGCTGCCGCAAATTTGAAATCTCTTTTGGTGAACAAAGACCAAAACATACTAGGAAAGATAAGTATCCCCAACATACCGAAATGTGACGGTGCTGTATATGTCAAAGGAGATTCTATGTATCCTTTATTGAAATCGGGAGATATTATAGCTTATAAAGAAGTTCCCGTAGAAATCCAACACATTTTTTATGGGGAAATGTATTTGGTTTCAATAGATGTAGAAGGTGAAGAATATCTAACTGTAAAATACATAAATCAATCTGAAAAAGGAGGTGATTGGATTAAGTTGGTAAGTTACAATCAGCACCATCAACCCAAAGATTTTCCTTTGGCATCAGTTAAGGCACTAGCTTTAGTAAAACTAAGCATTAGGATGAATACGATGAAATAAACGCCATGAGTTTCAACCAATACACATGGGACCTATATAAACAGACCACAATCGGAATAGAGATGATAAAATACTTTTCCGATGCGGGAGGATATGTTTTATTCAAGGATTATTGTCCGTACGCTAATTTCATACCAGAAGATTTATATAACGATTGGTTGGAGAATATATATTGCTACGGTGTATCAGATTATGACCATCCCAGCTCATTGGAAGAAGCAAAAGATTTATACATTTCACTTATCACATTAGGCATAAGGGTAGAAGGGCAACAATGGCTTCCTGCTAACGACTTCAAGAATATGCTTGGGATTATCCAGCCGATGTCCTATGTCTTATCACAGTTCGCCCCAGAATATTTCTTCCCGTACCTGTTCCTTTGCCGAATATTCGAGCTGAATAAAATAGCGGATTTCTTTAACATAGACCTCCCCAATATTCCCAAAAGAACTGATTACAAAGGAAGGTGCATGTATTATTGGGAACTTTGCGAGGTGTTTTATTTGTTCAGAAAAGAAAATGGACTATCTCCAGCAGATCTATGGTCTTTCCTATACGACTTCGCACCCAATAATCTCCCAAGCGAGAAAATAGACATGCCCAAACCGTCACAAGTCTGGTTCATTGGCGGCAGGTTATACCAAGAAGATAAATCCTTAGAATCGAAATTCTGGCAGTCAAGCCCCGAAACAAAGAAAGGGGATATTCTTGTTCATTACGAAACGTCCCCAATCAGTGCAATCACTTGCATAGAGACATCGCTTACGGATGGCGTAATAGACCCTCTATTCCGATACTACGGGTGTATCTATATTGGGAATAGAATAAATATTCCTCACATTACTTTGAAAGAACTACAAACTGATGAATATTTTTTCAAACACCCACTTGTTAGAAAAAACTTTCAGGGAGTAAATGGTTGGTCGGTTAACAGTGAGAACTATTCAGAGTTACTTCGGATGATAAAAACAAAAGGATTTGATATAGAGGTTTTGCCAAAATTGTATGCCCCAACCTTGCCCAAAGACGTAATTATAGAGTACGAACATGATGTAGAACAGCAATTGCTGGAACCATTGCTTAACTCTATGGGATGGTATGAAAACAAAGACTTCATCCGGCAGTTACCAATCCAAGCAGGGAGAGGACATAGGATATTCCCAGATTATGCGTTACATTATGGCAATAAACCAAATGAGGAAAGGGCAAAAGTGTTGATTGAAGCCAAGCTGTGTATGAGGAATAACAAGGAAAGAGAAGAAGCATATTTGCAAGCGCGCTCATACGCCCGATTACTTAATTCTTCTGTGATTGTTTTATGTGATAAGGATTACCTGATTGTTTATGAGAAAAAAGACAGCTTCGACCGGGACAGATACAAGAAATACTGTTGGGGAGATTTTGAGAATCCAGATACTTTCAACGAATTAAAGAACAAACTAAATATTTGAAATTATGAAAAGAGGAATAATACTATTTTTTTCTTTTTTATTTTCTTGCTTGTTAAATGCTCAACTTTCCATTCAGCAAGATACTATAAGATATGTTATGGCAAATCTAAATTTGAGAGAGGCTCCTAATACAACCTCTGCTATTATTACTCAAATACCTAAAGGCACTCAAGTTACCATAGATGAAGACTGTGAATGTAAATGGATTCCGGTAAACTATAATGGATACATAGGATATGTTTCGACAAAATACCTTTCAAAAGAAAAAATTGAATGTACTACTACATACAATAACAGTACATCTATTAAATATTATACAAATTCAAAGGGAGAACGAGTACAATCTCCAACTTATTATAATTCCGCGCCTCCTGGAGCAACAGCTTTATGTAGAGATGGAACATATAGTTTTAGCAAAAGCCGTAGAGGAACATGCTCACATCATGGTGGAGTTGCAAAATGGCTAAAATAACAAATTAGACACACAAGATTATGATTGACTTTCTAACCATCATACTCCTAATATTCGGAGTATTACAAATTATTCTCTTCTTCAAAGTATGGGGAATGACAAACGACATCAAAGATATAAGGAACAAGTATCTCAAAGACGAGGATGAGAAACAAAGAAAAAACACAGAGCATGACGCTATAACCCAAATAAGTGGCGGTTCTAAACCAACAATATAAGCCGGGCATCATTTCCCGGCTTTTTCTTTTCCAAACACATAGTCAATCACTCTCCTATTGGCATCGTCCACCTTCTTCTGATCGAATTTGATATAGATACTAGTAACATCAGAACCAATCTCATGTCCTAAACCGGCAGATATAGTTTCTTTAGGTATATCAAGTTCCGCAGCCAATGTAGCCCATGAATGGCGCGCCCAATATGTGGACAGATCCGGAAATAACGGTTGGCGAACCTTCTTTCCTCCCAGCCCTTTACGCTCGAATGGCCCTATATTCTTCAGTGCCTTGTTTATCCGACTGATAAAATCTTTGTAATTAGAATACTCGTCCAAAACATTCAAGAGATATTGCCTTCCCTTATATCGATCAATTATACCCTGCGCTTCCGGTTCTATCTTCACTGAATACAATTTTCCAGTTTTTCGACGATGATATTCAATCCGCCCGTTGACTATGTTCTCCTCTTTCAGCAGAAGCATATCCCCTATATTTATGCCGATCAAATAAAACGACAGCATAAATAAGTCCCTGTATCTCTCCTCAAATTCCTCGCATGGATAGGCTTTCAGTACTCTAATCTGCTCGATGGTGAGAGAACGCTTTCGGGTTTCTTCTTTCTTTATCTTGAATTTCCTAAATGGATATAATGTGGTTATCTCTTCATCAATGGCATAGTTGAAAACAGCACGAATATTCCGAATATGAATAGCATAGGCATTTATCTTCATTCCGCTTCCACTCATCCAATTCTCGAATGACACAAGCCATTTTCTGTCCATAGTATCGAATGTACAATTAGGGTCAAAAGCCAGCAGTTTGTTTCGGGTAGTTTCATAAACAATCTTTGTGCCGGCATTATTCTTCAATGAAACAAATTCATCCAAATAATCAATGAATGACTTTTCACTCTTTTTCCTGCCGCTAATAATTTCTTCCAAGTGAGATTTCAGCATCTTATCGGTTATCACTTTAAGCTTTCCCATAGAATGCATGACAAGAAGTTCATTCTCTACAGCGGCAAAGATATTGCGCAATGCTGCATTTTTATATTTATAATTTGGTTCTTTCTTATTATAGCAACTTCCATCCCATGCTTCAATGGCAGAATCAAACCCCGTAGAAAGCAATAATTTGCTTTCATGCTGGATACGTAACTTAATAGGGTATTTATTGTTAGCCTTTGCCCTTCTTGTGTCAAGATAGAAATTAACGGTAGCCAT